TGGAAGTACCAAATAACAGCTTTACCCAACCGATGAGAGACAAGTTAAGTGAAGCTGTAAAAGAATTTGATGCAATATTAAAACCTAACGGTAAAATTACCTTTCTTGGTACACCACAAACAGAACAATCTTTATATCTGACACTTGAAGAAAGAGGATATACAACACGCATCTGGACAGCACGTTATCCGGAACTTAAAAACAACTATGGAGATAGATTAGCTCCCAAGTTAGCTCAAAGGCTATCAGAAGAGCTTGTAAAGCCTAAAGATCCTGTTGACCCTGATAGATTCTCATCAATAGATCTGATGGAACGTGAGGCCTCTTATGGACGTTCTGGGTTTTCTCTTCAATTCATGCTTGACACCTCTCTATCTGACCAGGATAGATACCCTCTTAAGCTTTCAGACCTGATAATCTCTTCAGTAAACCCAGACCATGCACCGGAAAAGGTGATCTGGTCTTCTTCTCCCGAATATGTCATCAAAGAATTACCCTGTGTTGGGTTTAATGGAGACCATTTCTACCGACCTGCCCAACAATTCGGTGATTGGATTGAATATACAGGCTCTGTAATGTTTGTAGACCCCTCTGGAAAGGGAAAAGATGCCACAGGTTATGCCATAGTCAAAATGTTAAACGGTAATCTTTACGTTCCAGACGCTGGTGGTCTTAACGGAGGCTATTCTGACGCTGTTTTAACAACTCTATCCAAAATAGCCAAGATCAATAAGGTAAATACTATCCTTGTAGAGTCAAATATGGGTGGTGGTATGTTTGCTGAACTCCTAAAACCCTTCCTTATGAGGTATCACCCCTGTGAAGTACAGGACGTCAGGAACAATAAGACCAAAGAATTAAGGATAATAGACACCCTAGAACCTGTAATGAACTCTCATAGGCTCATAATTGACCGTAAGGTAGTGGAAAAAGACTATAGATCTAATCCTAATGAAGCTCCTGAAAGAAAACTAAAGCTACAACTGTTCTATCAGATGTCCCGTATAACAAAACATAGAGGTTCTTTAGTACACGATGACATCTTAGACGCTCTATCAGGTGCTGTTGCCTACTGGACTGACTATATGAACCAGGATGAAGACAGAAACATGAGATCCAGAAAAGATGAATTGCTGAGAGTACACCTTGATAACTGGGGTTCTCTCATGAACAATTCCATTACACAGACAGCTATGGGTATGACCCCTTCACAGATAAATAATTCTAATACCTCTAACGATGGGGGGGATGTCCCTAAGTTAGACCAAAGAATGTAAGTAGTAATCTGCCACTGCAGATTGCTGCTTAGTTAAGACACCATAGACCACAATAGATAAATACAAAGTCACAGAATCCCCAAAGAACTATCTTCTGCAGAATAATCTACTAAAATAAATACATAAGATCCCTATAAGACACTTCTGGGCAGTCTATAGGGATCTTATAGTCTTCTTATAGATAATCTTATAGTTAACTTATAGATAACCTATAGGTATCTTATAGTTACTTATAGATGGTCTACAAAATGTTTTTGACGCAAAAATTTGAAGGGTTTACGCATATATAGAAAAATAGATTTTACCCCTATGTATAGACTTTTTTTGTGGATTTTGTACCTGATCAGCTATAAACAATTAATATAACTAGCTTTTTACTGGACTTATAATCCAGTTAATGGGTACTTATAGGTCAATTGTAAAGAATTGTTTCAATATTTGTTATTTTATTTTATCGATGCCCACGCCTTAGTAATACTGTTACCAGTACTAGCTAACTAATAGATAACTAATAGATAGCCAGGACTAAGCCCCAGAAACTAATTAATTAAATGACTACTACAACAAACAAAGAGCAATCTTTAAAGACAGCTAAAGCCTTTGATAAGATCCAGGACTTACAATGGTCTTCTGATAATTGGACTGATAACAGTCCTTTTGATTTATTCAAACAGATTATTAGAACTAAAGGCTTTGGTCATAAAGACTTACTGATGATTGGCGAAGCTCTCCTGGTCTTTGGACATGATGATGTAGACAAGACAAGAGTAGAAACTTATCTATCTACATTGGATGAACTAGACGAGCTTTACAACACTAATTATGAGAAGTACGAGGAAAGAAGTAAGGAGACAGGTATAAGTCTTACTTAGACAATCCCTTAAAGCGTCTACGGACGTTTTAAAGGGTTCTCTTAACAAGTGAACCTTAACCGCCCAGTTATTAATTAATTTTATGTTATTTGCCACAACTGTTGATGATGAAAGAATGATTCCTATTCTTTTAGATCACGATTGGATGATAAAAGAGACTAGCTATTGCAAGTTAGCTTCATGTCATCCTGACACTTATAAAAGATTAAAAGAGGAATTTTTAAATGACCACTAACAACCACCACGAGGAGAGCTTAAAAGCCGCTAAACGTGCAGAAGTAGAGCGTATATGGTTTGACCAGGAAGCAACTAATAAGGAATTATTAGAAGCTTATAAAGCTCTTGATATTAAAAAAGAGGATAGTAAGTAATGACTACATACGAAGAATTATTTACGCCTAACCCAGACAACCCTGAGAGGGAAACTATTAACATTCTTGGAATATATACTTTATTCCATGATGAATTTGGCAATTGGTCTCTTCTTAAAACTGATGAACCTGATGATGAACCAGAAGTATTAATTGAAGGTGAAGACATTTTCGATTTATTTCGTACAATTCATCAGGAACATTTAAAAAACCATCACAAATATTTTCGTGGTGAGTTTAAATACCAAGACAAAAAGCCTAGTTAATTCTAGGCTCCTTTCTTTTTTTTTTATTTTTTTTTTAAATGTTAGTTGCTTATTATTCTTAGCGAAACTTTAAATGGACCTATTAAGAATTTTTTTGAAATGAATTTTTAACAGGTTCTTTTGAACCTTATTTTACAATTTATTTTTATCATGCCTAGAAGACAACACAATACTGATGATGCAATCGCTATCAGTATTTCCTTAACAAGAGAGCAATGGGCTATACATGGCCTATTACTTAGATCAGGGATTCCAACTCTTTCACAACCTTTATGGAGATGTGGAGATGAGATTGCTGATATGTTTGAAGCATCTTTGCAGGCTGCTTCAATTCACAGCCAAATACAACAAGATATAACAGGTAAGGAGACAGATTAATGAAAGTAAAAAACTTTTCTAATATCCCTATCGAATATCTGAAGGGAGCATGTATCTTTTTATCCGAAGGTGATGAAGGGAGGTATATCAAAGACGTATGTGTGGACCTTGAGAAGCATTCTATTATTCTTGTTGATGACAATGGGGATGGGATGTATTGGGAGTCCTTAAAGCATGCGTCTATACAGTTTGGAGGTAGGTAGATGTCAGATTATCCATACTCACTCAATGCCATAGCTACGCATATGAGGGAACTTGCAAGTTCTATTGCCAGGAAACTAGATATAAGTGAACAGGATGCCTGGGATCTTTGTATCGAAAAGCTTGAACATAAGTACTCTCTAATGACAAGGGAGGAGGATCAATGAATGAACCTAACTCTCTTAAATTTAATTCTCTTTACCAACTACAAAAAAAAGATAAGTTTAAAGAGATGTCTACAGCACAAAAAGCTTTTGTTCTTAAATACATTTCGCCTTTAGGTTATTACAAATGGCATAAGATGGCTTTTGGAATGGCTATAAGGACAGAAAAAAGACCTGATAAATACAGACCAAGTATATTGTCTGCACCTGCTTATTATTTAACAGATCAACTTGTAGAAGCGTTTATAAATACATCTGTAAATAAATTAAAGTTAGATAAAAGACCTAATATTATTAACCATCAGTATTTTGTCTTTCAATCTTTAGGTATTAATCGTGCAGCTTATTGTTTATGTACTGAATATGAAGAGAGTACTCATGTAAAAGTTGCTTGTTCTGGTTCAAAGTTTGATCGAAAAACTGGCATGACTTTGAAGGAATCGAAAAATACTTTTTTTAAATCAAACCCAATGTTTAATTTTCACATTAATTGGACAGATTTAACACATACTTTTAATAAAACTCCGAGAAAAAAAGCTATGCCTGTTTTTGAAGAACAATTTAATGTTATTGCTAATTTTATTTTGTTTATGAATCAACAACCTGATATTACTTATGAAAAAGTACCACCAAGTATAAGTCTACCTATACAAATGCAAGCTAACAGACAAGATAGGTTTCAACCTAGACCTGTTACTTGGATAGGTAAAGACTTTACTGAAAGGGTTATTAAAATAAAACCTGAGTCTGATGAACTACTTGTAAAACATCCAGGCAAACCAAAGCGTTCTCATTGGAGGAGAGGGCATTGGCATACCATATTACAAGGACCAAAACGTAAACAAAGGAGAATGAAATGGTATCAACCTGTATTTATCATGGGCAATAAACAATGATTATCTGTCCTCATTGCGAAAGCAAGAATACTGTTTCTTTTGAAGCAAGGAATAGACCAAAAGCACCTTATGTGTGGAGGTCTAGGACTTGTAAGGACTGTGGTAAGAAGTTTACTACAAGAGAATATACTCTTGAGGAACTTGCAAACCTTATGGAAAAAGATAGTCAAACAGTTGTTAATTTAAAAGATCAGTGTGATGATTTATTAGAAGACCTGGCCCAATTATTATCTCAATATAAAAATGGATAATGTAATTAACCTCAACAAGTATAGGTATGAACGAGAACTTGTCATTGATGAGTTTATCGAACAGGCAGAAGCCCAGATCAGGCATCTTAATAATCTGATCGAAGGCTTTAAATCTTTAAAAAATACTTGACTTTTAAAATTATTTTGTATTAAAACTGATTCTCATTCTTAAACACTACTAAAGGAGTATCCTATGCCCAGAAGGAAAGTCCAGCAGTCGAGGACTTGCCCACGTTTGTCTCAGGCTGTAAGGACTGTTTATAACAGACGCAAACGTGGCACGCCTGATGCTGATTACTACATCATGCGAATGAATCACAACATTAAAGCTATAGGTGATTTACCTGTAAATCAGATAACAGAACCACTGATTAATGTTCTGATTGATTATCACAGGGAAACCTTTGATAACTCTAATAAAACTATCAATAAAAAAGTATCTGCCCTTAAGATTACATTGGAAGAAATGGCTTCTGATGGTTATATCTCTATGGTTAAGTTTCCAAAAAGGTTAAAGGAAACAAAGGGAAGGACACATTACTTTACCCAGGCAATGGAAGATGATTTGTTAAGTACCTTTTTACACTGGGGACTTTATGAACATCACGATTTTGTAAAGTGTCTGATTGATACAGGTGCAAGATTAAGTGAATTGTTTGGTCTTGAAAAAAGGTATGTGGATTTTAATCTTAATCAGATAACTTTTCCTGATCGTAAATGTGATAACCCTGTAAGTGTGCCTATGACCGATGAGGTGCAGAAGATACTAAGACCTTATTATCTGAAGTGCAGAGCTACAGATAAGTTGTTTCCTTATAGCAGCTATTGGCTGAGAACTATATGGAATAGGGTTAGAGATCATCTTGGCTATGCGGATAAGGATTGGTATGTACCGCACCTATGTAGACATACCTGTGCCACAAGACTTGTCCAAAGGGGTGTTCCCTTGGGTGTTGTAAAGGATTGGATGGGGCATGAATGTATTCAGGCAACAATGATATATGCTCATCACGCACCAAAGCAGTTGCATGAAGCTGTAAAAGTGTTAAATACTAAAGAATCCAGTACATCCATAGCGTCCTAGACGATGTTGATGAGATGCTTACTGTTACCTACAAAATTTTATTTAAGTCTTTGTTTTGTTTATACATTATCTAGACTTAAAATCCAGAGACTGTAATGGTCGTGCCGGTTCGAGTCCGGCCACTCGCACCATTCAAAAGGGGTAGCAGTAAGTAACTCAAATTGTTAATGAAAACAAGGAGTTATTTATGAGCAAGCAGATAAAAGTAGAAGAAGAAATGTGTAGTCGGGGGTATGATTCCCGACAACGAAAAGTCCAGTTAAATATTCAGAAGGGAAAAGAATCAGAAAATGATTATGCCAGAAGCATGATCGCTGCTGGTCTTGGTCCCTATTCAAAAGCAATACAACAGTTTATTGATAGGTCTTGGCGAGGAACACCAGGACCGAAAGCTGTTGCTGCTGTAAAGCTATCTGAGTTTCCTGATATTGATGTTGTTGCCTTTATTGCTTTTAAGGCAATTATTGATGGTACATCACAGGGAAAGACCGCCACTCAGGTAGCAATACAGACGGGGCATTTATTGGAAGATGAGATGCGGTTCAGTGTCTTTGAAGAAAGTGATAAGCGACATTTTACTGCTGTTAAAAATCATATTACTGATACAACCCACCCAAGATACAGACGTAACATGATGATTGGTCATATGAGAAGCAGAGGTTTTGTTTTTCAGTCGTGGGCAAAGGAAGATAAGCTGCGTATCGGCATGAAATTAATTGACCTGATAATAAATACGTTGGGTATTGTTAAGGTTGCAACCAAAAGACTAAGCAGAACTACAAAAAACTATATTGAATTTACCGAAAGTATTAACGAATGGATGAAGAGACAGCGTTGTAATCGGCTTGCAAGCTTTCCAATCTATATGCCCTGTGTAGAGAAACCTTTGGATTGGATCAGTGCCACCGAAGGGGGGTTTCATAGCAAAAGACTGAAACATATCAAGGCAATTAAATCTAGGAATCTTGACTACCTATCAGAAGTATCAGAACAAAAACCAACAGCATTTTTTTCAGCATTAAATGCTCTTCAATCAACACAGTGGGAAGTAAATCAAGATGTTCTTGATATTGCTCAAAGCTGTTGGGATAGAAGTATAGAAGTTGGATGTCTGATTGATGCGGAAACATTACCCTTACCACCTAAACCACATGATATAGATACAAATGAAGATGCAAGAATAAAATGGCGAAAGGCAGCTAGTCTTATCCACGACCAGAATGCACACGACAGGGCAAAAAGATTTCAATGCCTGACCCTGCTTGACACTGCCTTGTATTACAAAGATGAACCCTTCTACCATGTATGGCAGGCAGATTTTACCGGACGATGTTATCCGGTGGCAGCTACTTTCAACCCACAGGGAAATGATCTAGCAAGAGCCTTACATAGATTCCATAATGGAGCAGCTATTAATGATGAAAAGGCTAAGAACTGGTTGGGTATAGCAGGTGCAAATCACTGGGGGATGAGTCGTTGCAGCTACGAAGAAAGGATAGAATGGGCTACTACCGAAGGAGCAGCTTTAGCAAGACAGGTGGCTAGTAATCCAGAGGCAACTGTCAGTTTATGGGCAAATGCTGACGAACCTTTTCAGTTTGTTGCCTGGTGTATTGAATGGGCTGGTCTTTTGGATGAAGGCTTTGGGTTTGTATCCAAGCATCCTGTCCTGTTGGATGGTTCTAATAATGGCTATCAACATTTTGCTGCAATGACCTGTGATGATGAGCTTGCAGCAAAGGTAAATCTTATTAACTTTGATGGCATACAAGATCTTTATGAAGAGGTGAGGGCAGAACTGATAACAGAACTGATAGATAGTGATGATTTATTAGCTACAGATTGGCTGAATCATAAAGAAGTTAT